AGTTCCAATAGGGGGTTTAAATGTTGAAAGATTAAATCGTACTTTGATTAAATCATTAATTCCATATGTGTACGGATCCGCGTTTCCATCTATAAATGTAATTTTATTGCCTGATAAACTATAATCAACATTTTCTGTCAATTCCATATAATCGCCTAGAGAACCTAATGGATCCTTATCAGGAGAGGTGAGAAATTCGGATATTTCTTGCGTAGTTGTAAATCCACCACGGGCAGAACCATTGGAATTAATGAAAACTCTGATATTAGTTACAACAGTATCAAAATCACCGCCGAAATAATAGAAAGGATTAAAATAATCTAACTGAAAAACAGAAGAAACACCATCTGTTAGCCAGTGTTGATCGGACAAACTTTCTGTCGTAGTACCTGTATCAGATTCTTTATTCTTTTTTTGGTTTGTTTCAGTTGCGGCGGCTGTTGCAGATTTTATTCTAACTATGGTAGGCCACACTGACGCCAACTCATCCTTAAACATAGATGTGAAAATGTCGATAGTTTTGTCTATGTCTGCATAATTTTCGAGATTTGTTGTCCTATGCGATGGATTCGACTCTTCTGCCATCCACTCATAATATATTTCCAAAAATCTAACGAATATTTTATAATCATCGTCTGATGCAATATATTGCGGAAGTTGTGTCTTTATGCGGTCTGCGATATTAGATATGTTGTTTTTCTGCATCTTTAATATCCACCACCACTAGATCCAGAACTACCACTACTCGATCCACCACTACTTGATCCACCACTACTTGATCCACCACTACTCGATCCGGCATTACTACTATAGACTCTCGTTACAGAACTAGTGGGACCCACGGTAGAGGTTATAGATCCACTTGCTGTATTAAAACTAGTTTCTACACTTCTAGAAACGATTACTCTTTGAGTAGAAATTTCATAATTTTCATTGAAATCATCTGTGTCTGGCAACATGGTAATTTCTAATTCGTCAAGATCCAAATAAATTATCTGATTTCTAACAGGAAAGATATCATTCGACGCAGGATCGGCCACGATGCCTATAGAGTCCCCTTGTAGTACACTTGTGATTGATACACCGGACATTACTATAGTTCCGGTTGCATAATTTACAGTGCCGCTCAGCGTGGTGCTATATACCTTTGAGTTGTTTGCCGTAACGGTGTAAAACCTGAGAGTACCCAAATTATTATCGTCAAGATAATAAACATCGGTTGAGCCAGAGACATAAAATCCGTTAGAATATATACTGCCCGGCTGCAGTGCATTACTAAAATTGTAAGTATATTCTGCGACTGTATTATATGTCACGGCCTGTTCATTTATAAGAGACATGGTTGTAAGGTTGTTAGTTATTGAAGCGTCCGTTTGGTCGATCGCGGCCAATAATTGTGAATACCTAAAATAACTGTTAAAGTCGTTTAGAAATTTTTTGTTATAATCTATAATTGAATTTCTAACTGAATTTTTTAGTTCGCTCTCTTCTATAAGAGTTGATTCATCGTCATATTTAACCTGAACAGTTAATTTTAGTCTTAGAAATTCTGGATCTATGATAACAGGTTTCAGAGATATGACCGAATAATTTTGAGTCAATTTTGTAATAATATCATCTTTTTCGCTAGATGACAAATACAAACCATTATTAGGTTTTATAGACATAAAAATTCTTCCGTATTGCGGTGGGTCGTTATCCTCTCCACCCCACACGTTCATAGATTCTGCCTGTGGAAATATTTTTGGAATAATAGTCATGTAATCTCTGGCTGTGACTGCTCTATTTTGTCCCTCAAAAGTTCTTGGTGCATAAAATTTAATAGATTCTACAGTTTCCTTATCAGCACCACCGAAAGTCCTACCGATAATTACCAAGTTATTTGGCGCAACGCTTTCGGGGGAGAGTCTTAGTCCATTAATACCTGACTTCCCAAGTAGAGACATTGTACCTGTGAGTCCGTTGACAACAGATCCATCTGTTATTAAATATGTCAAATTTATAATATTGCCAGTTACCAATTCTTTTCCTAAAACACCATCGCCAAACAATACCTCATATTTCTCATCGTTAGATTCTTGTAAAAAATATGCTTTTGTTATATCAGACAACCTCATCGTATCAGAGTTAATTTTAAATTCTTCGTAGTAAGAACTTTCTAAATTTTCACGAATCAATACTCTTAATGTACTTGTATCAACATTTGAATTTGATATTAAAAATTTCTGATTGGGGTCGGAAGTATCAACAGTATAATTTTCCGAAACCTCTATGCCCTGCACAACTACAAGATCAAATATCTCATATACATGTTTGTATTGTCCATCACCCAAGTCTTCGACTCTTTGCCTGTCAACCAATCGAGTGATATCTGGAACAAACCTATAATCGATTCCTAAATCAGTAAATTTAAAAACAAAATTTCTATCTATTTTCAGTACTGACAATTCTGAATTTGTTCTGCCGGTGCTGTTCGTTATTTCGAAAGTTGCAGAAATGGTAGCCCTTGCTGCTCTTGAGGATGTCGGTAGATAACCAAGAAGTTTTGCCTTGGATGCCACATTATTTCTCATTCTCGCAGTGTCCAGAAACATTTCGTTTGCGATCATATTAAGATAGAATGAATTATAATATGTATTATATGATAACAAGTCTGTCAAACTACTAAGTGCAGAACCTTCAAAATTATAATCAGTGAAAGTTTCATCTGCAGCCATATAATTGGTAATAGAATTTTTAATAGAATTAAAATCTAATTCTGATATGTTAATATTTTTTGGCATCTATCTTACTCTTTTTATTTTTAGGTTATATGTTAGAACCTCTGTCATTGGTATCACTCTATAAACAACTTGTATGTTTATAAGATTTTTATCGGTACTACCGGATGTAGCATTACCACCAACTATCCGCGCTTGTTTTTGGTCACGCAATGATATAGAGTCTTTATCTGGAGTCAAACTTACACTCATAATCGCAACTCTTGGTTCGTAATTAATCAATGCTGCTTTTATTCGTTCAGTTATATTTATTTCCAATGCGCTAGTACCATTTCCAAAATACGGGATCTGTTCAAATAAAGTATCGTAAATATTTCCGCCAAAATCGGGCTGAAATGGTCTCTCGCCTTTATTTGTCAAAACAATGTTTGCAATGCTTTGTTCAATAACAGGATATCGAGACCTTCTATGGTTGTCCACCAATGTACGAATATCAGTCTTTCTACCAAGAAGTTGTCTTTTGGTAAATTTTAAATCAAAGTCTGTATTTTTTACTGTGTCGGCGTATGCCATTTTTACGTTCCTATGGGTTTAAGTCTATTCTTGGGGCCTTAATTGTGGTATTACCACCACTTTTGGTATCAAGAGATTTTCCAATATCTGCATTCACCGCACCCGATACCTTTATATTGACGTCTTTATCTACAACAATATTTAGAGTACCGCGCACATATATGTTATCATTGCCAAAGACGATCTCATAATTATCTTTTATTACTTTTGTAACCATACTTCCATCTGGGTGCATTTCTTGGAATGTTCCAGTTCTATGTTCAAGATTTATTCTCTCAGCGCCTGGAGTATCATCAAATTCTTGGAGATGGCCGCTCTCAGTAAACAAGACTTTATTGTATGGATATTCGGTCGCATATGGTGATGCTGGTTCAGAAAATAATTCTGTTGTCACTTGCGTTTTATTTTTTTCCTCGACAGCGTATGGCTTCGGTGGTGGAGAACCGCCGCCTCCAGCCTGGGCGGGAGCAGTAGAATAACCATCCGTTGTAGTTTGTCCGGCAGCCTCGGCAGCGTCCTGTTGTGCCCTACTAGAAGAATCTTGCACAGAATCGGGTGCCTTTTCCCATATCACATCTCCATCTTTTAAATTGGATGTCTGTGGGCCGCCATCATCACCTGAAGTACCCGCCGTCGTTGCCCTAAAGACAGTCTGTTCGATATACGCAGATCCATCTGCGCCTTTCAACATACGCCGAGCATTAGTTTCATGTCCAGACATTTGATTGTTTACTTTATCTCTAACCGTACCCTTCGCTCCACCAGCGGCCGCATCTGACCGTCCATAATACTTTTCACCGACTCCACCGGCGTTGATTGCAGAATAAACTTCCAATCTACCATGACCCGCTACTACACCATGAGCCCGTAAATATTTTACCACTGCGCCGTTAGGCCCTAGTTGTGTATCAATTGATCGTTGTTTTGTACTAAAATCAACACCATGTTCTTCTGCCTGTGGTTCTCCAAATTGAATATATCCTCTGTGCGTACCCCATTTTGTCGTTGGGCCTTTTTTCTGCGGGTCGAGAGTTCCGCCAGTTTCATATGACATGACAGTACCGAGATCAAGAGCAGATATACCTAATTTCGCTGCGGCTGCGATTGTACCACTTCTAACAGTCCATGGCGGGCCGCCCGCGCCTTGATTTTGTTTTTCTAATTCTGTAAGTGCGGGAGATCTGACATAATCTCCTTCATTATAAGAATTTGTTGGTTTCCATTCTTCGATTTCAACGCTCGGTGGTGCGGATCCTGTAGAATTTGGCGTGGGTGTCATACCTTCCGATGGGTGTCCATATTTTTTCCCAACAGTAGTATCCACGGCGCTCGGGTTTGTGGGGGTTTGTGCCCCTGTTGCGGGATCTGGTACAACACCATTCCTTTTCAATTTTACAGAACCGCGCTCACCGGATGCCATACTAAAGTGCATTGCATCTTTTTTACTGTTCCAATCACCACCCCATCCGAGGCCATATTTTTTTGCGATCGATGAAGTGTTTGACGGCATGTCAGAAATAAAAGTATTACTATATGGATTTTCTTTTGGGTTGATATCAATCGCGGCACCAGAGGCATGATAACTCCAAGCGCCAGTTCCTGCCGCGCTCTTTCTATGCACATATCCACCTATACTATAAATTGTATATCCATTGGGATGATTTGGTGCTGGAGTTTTTTCAAATTCATTGATAAACGCCTGAAAGTTGTCTGCATATGCAGTTGCAATATATGTGCTCTTACCATTTTTAGTTGTAATTTTTGAAAGTCTTTCGCGGTTTGTTGCATCGTCAGCTACTTCACCTTCGTTCATTGCCTTGCCGTGGTTAGAGTGTTGAGCGGTTCCTGCGCCTGCGCCGTTATCATCTCCAGCACCAGTATCAACACCAACACCACGGGCGTGTCTATTCACATCTGCCTCGTTTTTCGTGGAAGCGCCAGGCGTCCTCTCATCGTCAGATGGATAAAGTCCATCACCAGAACCTACAGAATCATTTCCAGGCTTTCCATACACAGTTCCCCAAATAATCGGGTCTTGTCCCATCTCACCATCTCTAAAAAATCCCATAACCCAAGAGCCCGGAAGTGCGCCTGTTGGTGACTGGCCAATACCAGAAATGGCGGCAGATGTAATAGGCATAAGTGCGGCACACCAAGGAAGTTCATTTGTTGGCAATTCAGATTTGTCATCTGTATGCCACCCAAAAATTCTAACTCTAACTCTACCCAAAGCCTCTGGGTCGACGACATCTTCAATAATTCCCTGCCACCAAGTTAAACCTTCTCGCCCTGTAAAATAATTCATTTACCACCTCCACCAAGATTAGATCTACCTATACTGGCCACATCACCTTGTGCTGTTGGCGGATCTGCTGGAAGTTCTCTGTTGAACGAATCTTTCACTAATTCCAAGTCCTGTTCATACTGCCCCAACATCATTCTGTGTTGGATTGCAGTGATAAGATATTTTCCACTATATTGTTCATTTATCGCGTCCGGTTCGACAATACTGTATGCCGGAATTTGTAGATCAACGGTGTCACCAACAGTCAATTTATGATCACCAAATACAGTAATAGTACACTTAATATTTTTCATTAACTGCTGGAAAAACATTCTTTGGAGAAAAATTTTCTCTGCATTAAACATTGGCGACCCAGAATTGATTTCAATTTCTGGTTGTATGTATAAAGTTTCTGGTTCGTATTGTTCACCCTTACCACTAACATCGTGAATGGGCCCGTCATTCATATACTCATATTTATCACTATCTTCCCAATACGAATGTTTATATTCTTTTTTAGTCCTAGTTAAGAGGTCGATAGTGTGTAATTTGGTATTATACATACCACTTGTGATGTTATCTAGTACCGAAAACGCAGAATCGAAACTATAATCCAAAACTTTTTTATTCTCTTCGTTTGAGTCAAAACTAGAATTTGGCATATCACCAACAATAAAAGAATTTTTAGATTCCTGTTGTGTGTAATATTCTAATGGTTTGAATTGATATGATTGCGTATTCTCAAAAAAGACATACGAAGAACTTTTATATGTATCGGAAAACGCGCGGCGTGTCAAGAAAGATATGGCCTTTAGTGGGGTAAACGAAGGAATAACAAAAGCAGTTTCG